CTGAATTATATTCTGTTAGATGCACTAACTTACCTATAACTAACGGAGTTAAAAAAGCAACATCAACAGTTATAATGTTACCAGTTAATATTCTAATAGTCTGAACTTCTCCGTCAATACGGATGCGATAACCAACTCCATACCAAGTTCCATTCGCAACAGTAAATGTCCTCTGAGAAGTTATAGCGGTGATAGGTTGGTTAGGCCCAATAATACCGAATCTCTTAACTCCGCTAATTGAGATTGTGGTATAGTAAAGTCCTAGCGATACTGTGCCCTTATTAAAGTCTATTCCCTTCTCTAGAATGCTCATATCAGTATCAGCACCCATAGCTTTATCACCAGGAATATATCTATGACGGAGCTTTACTGTATCTCCCAATTTGAAATTCATTGAACTGAAAAATGTATTGGCAGTTATTCTAATGCGTGGGTCTTTAAGTCTTATAAGAAGTTTTGCACCTAGGTCATCAACTATTGCCTGCCCATTTAAGTCAGAATAGATTCCCTTAAAAGAATAGATAGCTTCCTTTTTTTCATAGGCAGTTATTGAAGCAGCATCCTCATACAGCAATGCTCTCTCATAAGAATCAAGTCCAGCATTGTAATCAAAATTAATTGTAATGCTATTGATTACTTTATCTACTGAGACTGTCCAATCAGGAATACCAATTATTTTAGACTCATCAATTATGTGGTCATAGATGGTGCTCTGGTCGATATAAACTAGAGTGATTAGTCCGTTCTCTGAAATAAGTCTGGTGTTAGTTGGAAGGCAAATAACTTGTTCAAAAAATTCATGACCAGAAGATATATTATAAATAAATAGTCTATAAACATCCAGAGGGTAGTAGGTATCTCTTATAGTCTCAATGCCAGCTATATCTATTTTGAGAGGGTCTATTCCAAGTCCATAAGATAGAACATCGTAAGGCCCACCACCACCATTTGAAATCATCAGCTGTAGCATGGCATTTATAGGATTAGCTTGAAGATATTGAATGGAGTAAACATCCTCACCTTTCCTGTGGTCTTGAATGGATAGATTTATATTTTCAAATTGAAATCCTGTATCGTAATCTTGAGCAGGAGAAGTTACACCAGCAGGAACAGAAGTTATTATCACTTGCTCACCATTTGAAGTAGCAGTAAAAACTGCCGATGCATTGATGGCATTCATGGTAGCAGTAGCAACATCGTTAGCTGATGCGCCAGTTAAAATATCCACCTGAATATTAAATGGATATGCTCCCGGTGCTGTACCAGCTACTGTCCTGTACCATATCGCATAAGATTGCGTAGGCGTGTTTATAAGAAAGTATTTTCCGTCTAAATCATTTAAAACATCTGCCCTTACTGTTATCCTAGTAGAATCATTATCCGAGCCATAAAGCCCTCTAGCGAGTCCTGAGAGCACTCCTGTGGCAGTATCATTATTTGTATAGGTAATTATTTCATCGCCTACTTTGACCATGCCAGTTGCTGGAAAATAAATTGAACTAGATAGCGGGACAATCGTATCAAATTCCGTCATATCTTTAGCTAAACTATCCTGCACATACCATAGAGGCCCAGAAGTTAAAGACACATTCCTTCTAAGGGAAATGCTGTAGCTATTCATATCCCTTGAAATGTCCTTTATTATCGAACGAGACATAAGGACATATTCTGACCAATTTAAATTTCCACCTACAGTCCCAACATAGATAAGCACTTCGGTATTTAAATATTTATTGTCAGGAGCAAATAGGAAATTTGTCACTGAGTAGTCTTTATCTAATAAGGTAAATGAATCTGTTGGGATTGAAGTCTTAATATTTCTTAGGTCAAGAATAGCTTTAGCAAATGTTGCCTTATCTATTAGAAGTTTATCACTTGCTATTACAAGACCTGCATCTGGTTGATAGCGAGCAAAGTATTCACCTGTAGAGAATTGCACAACCACATTTATCTTTATGCTCTGCTTGGAAATTTCGTCAGTTATTGGCATCGCTTTCCTATATGGCGGTGATTACAGATTGACTATTTCTACATTTTTCAATGAACCTAGCTTGAGCAAGATTCCAAATAAATGTTATAGAGGTAAACTTTTTTAAATTTATTCCTCCGAACATTATCTGCCCATTGGCAACATCGCTACTGGCAAGAGTTATTTTATTTAAGTCATCTGTTCCATTAAGAGTTATTTCGGAACCATCAATAAACCCAACTGGAATAATGAATATCTCGGTAGCTAAAGTTATTGGAGCAATAGAAGTTAAATCTATTATTTGATATGGAACTATTGCTAAAGTTATTTGTCCTGCAGCTACTACTGCCTGAATACTTATAAACGGATATGATTGAGGTAAATCCACCCAAGTAACTGCACCTAGACCATCAGTTTTTAATATTTGATTTGGCAATCCGTCTAGTGGTGGAACTGTATAGGCAGATTCTTTTACGGATTTATCTAAGGCATTGGTCAGGACTAATCTATTTATTACTGTGAACGGAAGTGCTGTGGTTACTGAGATAGAGTTTATATTTCCTACCGCAGTATTGATATTAGTTATATCGGTCTGCGCAGTTAGCATTTCTGTTTGGAGAGTAGTTACATTTCCCTGAATAGTGGTTATGGTTGCGGTTGTGACTGTACTATCTTTTAGAAGTTTTCCTGTTGCTCCATCATATACGGCAAAGGCATTATCAGTAGCAGTTCCTGGGCCTATCACATCACCAATACTTCCTGTGCCAGCACTCATCTGTACCCATTGAGTTCCATCATAGCCTACAAATCTATTGGTGCTAGTAAGGAAAGCTATTCTACCTGTCTCTGGCAGTAATGAAGTAGTATCAACTACAGTAATTATTTTAGCATCTAGCCCTGTGTCAGTTCCGGTAGCTATAATATCTGTCTCGGATTGATTATAAATTTCCCTGACAAATACATCACCTAATCTAGTATTGACCGAAGTAACAGGAGCACCGCTAACAGCAGTTGTTCCTGGGTCTGTCACTATCATCGGAAGGTCAAACTCCCAGAAGAACTTAGTTGTTTTAGTAGCATCATCATGGCTTTGAATAGCTATTATCTTTGGTGATATTTTTTTATTTGAAGATACTACATTGTAAGAAGTGGCCCCATCTGAACTAGGAAAATATTTGAAAGTATTTCCAAGTGATGCCCAATTATTAAAGAACAGTTCTACTTTATTTTTAATATCGTGATTAACTAATTTGAAATGAGGGCTGATGGTCTGTTGGTTATATCCCCATGTAGTTTGAATATTTCCATTAAAGCTACGGGAGGTTGTCTCGGACGCATCTAAACTTTCACGGATGTAATCTCCTTCTGGTGGAAATTCAAAGGTGACTACTGTTGGGCCTAAACCATACTCAATTTTAGGAATTAGATTGGCCATAATTCTCCTAGACCATAAACTCTGGCGGATAAGTATTATGAATAATAAAATAATAATTTAAAAATTCTTGGTGAGCTTCTTCTATGGTATCAAATCTACCTAGAATATTATTAGTTCCATCTTTTCCAATGGATGCAATATATTTTTTTCTATCGTTATCAAAGCAAACACCTCTAGGGAAATCCTCTTTTCTTTTTCTTTGATTAGTATTTAGCATTTGATTTTTTCTTGTAGTCCATCTTAAATTTCCAGTACAAGCACAATAATCTTTATCATTATCAATCCTATCTAATTCATGATTCTTGCTTGGCCTTTCTCCCATCCAAAACATAAAGTTCTGAGGATTTTTAACACAATCACAAACCTTTATTCCTCTGCCTCCATAGAATTTATATTTGGTATTATTCTTATTGTAGCATCTACCCCTAGCACCATGAATTATTTTATAAGATTCATAACTAGACATAATTTTCCATTCTTTTTTTATTCCAACCATTATGTAACTCCAAAAAGTTTAGTGTTGCGGAACTCTACAGCAGTATTAATTCTTTCTATCAATCGGTCAATTTGTTCGTCTGAGTCGGCGTAAACATTTCCTTGGATAACTACTGACATACTATTGGAAGTATCTCCGTTAGCTTGACCATTTCTCCTATCAGCTACGGCATTTACTACTTCATCAAAATTTCTTCTAGGTGCAATCAATTCTCCTGCCTGTGCCATTATAGGAACTGAATCTATATTGGGAATTCCTCCTGTGACCATACCACCTTGAGCAAATCCGCCCATTCCAGCAATTCTAGCAACATTTGCAAATCCTGCTGCTCCAACAAGTGCTGCTGCTGCAAAGTTATAAGGTGGTGGGAATGCTCCTAGTGCTTTTGAAATACCAGCATAGGTATCTATAGTTGATTGATAAATTGCAAATGCCTTGCCTATTGTTGCCAATGTTTTATTACTAGAACTAGCTAATCCAGCTATGGTATCTAAAGTGGCCTTTTGGTCTTCAATTTTCTTTTTGTCTAAATCTTCTTCCTGTTTCTTTTTCTTCCTAGCTATATCTATCTCAGCATCTGCCAGTTTCTGTGAAGTACCTTTTTTAAGTTCGTTAAATCTATCAGTTATTTCTTGTTTTTTTAATTGATATTCTTCTTCTGTTAAAAGACCTGCATCTTTTTCCATTTGAAGAATTGCCATATCTTCTTCAAACTCAGTAGTTCTTTTTGCAAGTTCAGCTTGTCTGGTTTCTTCATCTTTAATTAATTTATCAGCAGCTTTCTTTTCCTCTATAAGTTTTAAAGCAGCAGCGTGTTCTTGCTCAGCAAATAGCTTGGCTGCATACTCTTCATCTTTTTTAATCATCGCATCGTAAGCAATCTTATCTTGTTCTGCCGCTGAATCTCTCTTAAGGTCTATAATATTCTGCTGAAGTTGTTTTTCTTTATCCAGCAACGGAGTAATATCTATCTCCGCATAGCCTGCTTCTCTCATTGCAGTTATACGTTCTTGAGTTTTAGATAACTCAGTTTGCAACACAGTTAAGGCCGCGTTCACTTGAGTAATATCTTTAATATCTATAGGGTCAGTTGCTCCGCCTTTTAAAGCAACCCAGAAGTCATTGAGTAAATTTATGATGTCGGGAAGTAAAACTATAAATAAACCAATTCCGGTTACCGATAGTGCTGTCTTGCTGGCTGCACCTAATCCTGTAACAGCAAGAGATGCTGTTTCTATAGCTGCGGACATTTTATTCCAAGCTATTATTGAACCTGAAACTATTGCTATTAAGCCTGTTATCTTTGCCCCGAGGACTAATGCCTCTGCGAATGCCTTTAGTGCTGCCTCGTTTTCTTTTATTCCTTTAAAGAAGTCTTTAAGTGCAGTTAAACTACCAACCAATAACGGAAATAACTGCTTACCTATTTCCTCAGAGACACTAGACATTTCATTTTTTAATTGGGCAAATGAGCCAGTACCTTCTCCTGCTGTCTCCGCTGCACCTTCAAATCTTTTTTCTAATTTACCGAGAATTATTTCCTGTGCCTCTGCAACCTTACCTGTTTCAACTAACGATTTAATTATTGTTTGTTGGTCTTCGCTGAATTTAATTCCTGCTCTTGATAATGCTAAAAGACCATTAGCAGGAGATTGTAATGCCTTTCCAACTTGCATTGTTGCTGTTTGAAGGTCGGTTCCCATGGCGGAGGCAAGATTAACTATTGCCTTTTCTGCCCTAGGGAGAACCTCATCTGACATATTGTTCATTCGAAGAAGAAATGTTACAGATGATTTGACAGCAGTATCACTAAACTTTGAGTATGATTGAATCTCTTTAGCAAGATTATTTACTTCTTTCTCAGTTACATTTAAAGTACCGCTTGTATTCTTAAGGGCAACATTTAGTTGTTTTGTTACGCCATCTGCTTCTATAAATGAATTAAGAAATCCCCTAATTGACAACGATATGCTAGCAAATGAAGCAGCAGATGATATTGCTATTGTGTTTAATGATTTTTTTACCGCTTCTAGCGATTTGTTTGTTTCAGATGAAGTCTCTTTAACAGAGTCAGTAACACCTTTTGCCATGTCAGTAGCAGACTTTTGAACTTTATCAAATTCTTTTGTAACTCCTGATGTATCACCGCTTATCTTGACTACTACTTCGTCTGCCATATTCTTTTCTCTACTGCTTTCTTATTCATAAGATTAATATCTTTTTTAATTTTATCCTCTACTTCTCTGGATATAATTATTTCCTCGTACTCAGGCTTCAATTGTCTGCCAGCAATAAGTGCCTTCTCTCTAAACTCTTGGTAATTTCTTTTGTTGATTGCCTTAACTCTCCAAAATAATTCTACCAGAGTAAGGTTTAAGATTTGTTCCGTAGTCCATCCGTACTCATGACTTATAAGGTCAAGGACTGTGTCCCATTCAATTCCATTTGAGTCTGCATCATGTTTTTTTTTACTTCATCTACCTTTTCATTGTTCATGCCAAAGGATTTGAATACAGCAAGAATCATATCTTTAAATTCTTCCGTAGTAGAAACAGATGACATTAGAAGATTAACTCCGCCTAGCGATTCTGTTATTTTTTTCCCATCGTCATCGATAGTTTCTACATCCTTAGATGCAAATAAACCTTTGCTCTCATGAGTCATTAGGGTAAAAGCTATTTTAGAAATACTTTCAAGACTTGCTTCTTTGAGGACTTCCTCAATCTTTCCATATTTCTTTTCTAGATTAAGTAATTTACCTAATGTGCAAGGTGCTAAATAAATCGGCACACCCATAGATGATAAATAAAATTCAGATTCAGATGGGATTAATTTAATTAGTTCCATTTTTAATCTATGGATTCAATTGCAAATACTCCATTACGAGTAGAATCATATAGGAGCTTAGCGGTAATTTCTGCTTCTGACCATTCCTTCTCAGTAAAGCCAATAGGCAGACCACCAGCTTGAACATTGAAGGCATCTATTTTAAACATACCACCAGAACCTTTTTTCTGAGAATAAATGTAGCATCCAAACTTAGGAAAGATATCTGCTGAACCACCGATAGTAACATTCATTTTGGCATTAAATGGAGTAGCTACTGAGAAGGTAGCGGTATCTCCTACGACAAATGCCGGAGCACCTATGCCAGTTAATTCTATACCGAATGTCGGTAGAGGATTTGCACCTACAGCTATGGCTATCGGGGCAGCATTTATTTTTAAACTATCGTCAATGTAGTCAACGTCTTGACCTCTATCAAAAGTTATATTTGTGGAGATGAAAATATCTACTTCTGTTGCTGATACAGCTTTAATAATATAATCACCGTATTTAGCGTCTGGTTCTCCGACAGCGGGAATAAATTGAACTGCTGAAATTCCGTTGGTGGCATTTATAACAGAAGTCCCCAGAGCATTCGCAGCTGCGGTTATTGTGGCAACCGTTGATGCGGTAGTTACTGATGTGGGTTTCTTCCCTAGGAACAGTTCAAATGCCCAATCTGGATATTCCCTTGCGGTAATTGTCATTTCAGAGGAAATTAATCCGACCTCGCTGTCCCACGGATACCTTGAGGAGCCTCCGTTTAAATCAATCAACTCAGGGGAAAGAGATAAGGTAGAACCACCTAAGACTCTCATGGTCCCATATATTTCTTTGGTTACTTTATTATACGGGGTTATTTGCGAAATCCCAAAAATTGACCTTGGGTTACTTAGGGCCATAAACTATCCTCCATGAAACCGTTAGTTAAACTAAGTACATTTTATTCTATTTATCCTGATTTGCAATGCTGTCTTTAGGAATAAATGCCCCATTTGGACCTCTATCTCTTGGGTTAAGTTTATTCCACTCGGATATTTTTTTCTTTGTTTCTTCAGATAGCTTCCTTCCAAGATTCCTTTTCCTTAAATCTTCGCAGAACTTCTGACTTCTTTTCTTTCCTTTAGTTTTTGATATTCTTTTTTCGATAGTCTCTTTTGATTGCTTCAATCCAGTCAGGCCTTTTGAAACCCTTAACCTAGTTTCTTCAGATAAAACTTTTCCTTTATGCTTAAGCCCTATTTTTCTTCTGTGTTCTGGTGAGAAGTACCTATTCCTTAATTTTTCAATACTTTCCTCAGATAAAACCTTACCTTTGTTTCCTTCTGATATTTTTTCCTTATGCTCATCAGACAGTGGCCTACCTCTTATTTTAGACCTAGATTTTTCAATAGCTTCTAAAGGCATCTTAAACCCAGAAGGACTTTTACCTCCTGGTTTTTCATTATATTCTGGCCTTAAGATGGCAATGTAATTTATTTCCAATCGCTCCAATAATTCTTCACTTAATATATCTTTGTGGATTATGCTCCATTCGAAATTATCAATACCCCATTTACGTAAGCCTCTATGAAAATGATTTTTACAGCCTTTTTTTGCAGAATGTTTGTGGCCAGAAACCCTTACAGACAAGGAATTGACCGTGGCCCCCACATATTTCTTTTTGTTTATTTTATTTATAGCTTGGTATATTATTCCATTAATCATTTGGGTTATATACCAAATATTCTACTAGGTGGATACTACCTATATAAATTTTATATGGTTTAAAAAGGCGCAGTAATCTCGAATTCAAGGCCTATTCCCTTATGGAAATTTCCTGTATTGGAATCTTGAAAAGTAATCGGACCTGTTCCAGTAAGGTCTGGCTTGAAGGTATCAAATTCTTTTAGGACAACTTGTTTAATCGCCCTGCTATATCTCAGTAATCTCTTAGGTATGTTGTCAACATTCTGAGAAGATATTGCCAGTACAATAAATAAAGAAGTCCTTGATGCAGAACTTCTCCCGGCAGAGGTTATTGCCTCAGCGCTGATGCCGTGAATAATATACGGGTCATAGTTTATCGTTTCATCGTTTAATTGCTGGACAAAGATAGCGGCATTATCGACTGGCAATAAGACCACAGCATCTGCCTTTTCGGTGTTTATAAGTCCTATTTCAGCGTTTAGACGGGTCTTTAAAGCAGCATCCATTCCATATAATATTTGCTCGGTGTCAATCATTCTTTCCTCATCTTATCGTAACAGGATTTACACATCCACACTCCGTGAAATTTTACCAGCTTCACATACATGAAGCCACATAGTTCACAAGTTTTTTCTATTAGAGTTATTTTACGCTTTCGTTTGGCCATTTACTATCCAACTGACAAGAATATCCTGCCACCTTTTTATTCTTTCATTAGTAGGTTTGTCTAAAGAACTTTTAGAAAAGATTTGTTCTATCCCATATACAATTAAAGGTCTCTTGGCGTGGAAATATTTAGCATAAGGAACTTTAGTCCCTAATATCAAAGATTGCTTGCTGACTATTTGACCTATTGACTCCTGACCTTCTGGCGGAGTTATTGACGCTAACAACCTTCCACTAAACAATGCCATCGGATAAACAAATCCCACCATTCTTTGTTTCGATATTTTATATTTCGGAGATAAATCTTCCCAGATAGGAGGAGGACTTCTCATAGAGTAAAATGCATTATTACCTTGGAACCATTCATCTTTAATTATTGTTAGAGGGACAGTTAAATCACCAGTTCGTTTAAATGCCTCATTCATTAATGCCTCAAGCCCTGTCATATCGACAGATACTTTCATCACCATTGAATTTTATCCTTATCAAAGACGCAGGGAATATTCTCACTGACATTGCTCCACACTCCACCGATGCCAGTTGTTACTCCAATTATAAGAATAGCATCTGAAAGAAGAAGCTCCATCTCAACTAATGATTCTAAAAGTTCATAGGCCTTCTTACAATCTTCTCCAACTTGGTCTTGAGTAGCAGGAGGCAAATCTTTTACTTGGAGAGTTTTCTTTACCCTACAAGACACCAGCATGATTGCTATCTTTTTAACAATCTTTAGCGATTGAGTTCCAGTTATTGGGACAGTATAAACTTTGCTAAGGTAAGAATCTATAACTGCGGATTCTTGGTCGCACCATTCTGTAATTGTAGTAGATAATATTCCGCCCGGAGTATCCCATAATATATTTTTAAACTCTATTTTAACGTCAGCTTCAGTACAATATGCCATAGCTTAATCCTCTAGGTCGCAACAATTAAGACAGACCAACTCTCCGTCCATCTCAATAAGAATACCTCCACAATAATCACACATCAATCATCCTTATCCCTAGTGCTTATTTCCCACCAAAACATTATATGAATAAAGGCAATAAATATTAATATCCACCAGCACCAACTCATATTATCCCTCGGTCATATTCGGCATTTTCTATAAACTGCCATACTTTATTTGCTCTTCCATTTAATATTAATTCTCTAGGAGATACATTTCCAAAATGGGGATTAGGCACATCCATCCAAGCTATAACCCTATCCCTGTCCCGGAAATAAGTCTTATCCAGATATTTTATCAGGATAATTACTAAGAGATGCCTGTCTTTGTTTAGCCCTACCACTTCTCCCATAGCTAAATTGTAGAATGGAAATAAAAAAAAATCCCCACTTTTTACATGGGGACTTCTCATTTTGGAGCAAAAAATGAATTCGTAATATTATGCTATCGCATTCATTATTCTATATCCAGCACTTGGCATAGTAATAAAGAATTGAAATTCATCATCAACTAAAATGGCGGTGGTATCCGGTGGGTTCATTACCTGATACTTGAATACTCTCCTTGGTGATGTTCCGGATTTTTGCAATCTATATCCGACCGATGCTTGGAAAGGTGCTGCACTAGGTGGAGCATATCCCATAATTACATTCTTACCCCAGATAGGAACAAACACTGATGGTTGTCCTTCTTTGGCAGAATCATAATTAGCGGTGGGAACATAAATGTTCATAATATCAAATGCCATTGCAATTTCCTGAGAAGATAATCCTCCAGGTCTTGCAAAATTAAACCCTAGATTGTCTAACAATTTTGGATGGTATTTTAAAGTATTTGCCACAGACCAATCCATAATCATAAAGTTAGGTAGCACACCTGTATTTAATTTAATTGCCATCTTTGCAGCATTAATATCCGCAATAGGATTTGAATTGGCGTAATCATTCCATTGGTTCACGCCAGCCAAGGTAGTTCCTTGTGGAATAATGGCAGGGTTCGATAACGATTGAGATAGGGAAACTTCTTTCATAATCACTAGGAGAGAAGTTAATCCTGCGGTTAAATCTCGTTCCGCTTCGAAGGGAGCATCGTAATTTGCCCTATCTCTGGAAGAAACAAACCCCTCAAGACCATATGAGCCGATATTATATGGAGTCATGTTGGTTGTGATGGGGTTTACATTTTTATATTTACCAAGTCCGCCAGCTACCATCATTTCTAATTTCAAATGATTGTTGCCATAAGAACCCAGCATCCCGGAATATTGAGCAGGAGATATTACGGGTAATATTAACTCACTGACAAACCCCGTTGACTGATAGGCATTGGACACATTCGATAGAAGTTTATCTACCTGTGCTTTCATTAAGCTCATCGAGTACCTCCCTCAGTCATTTTTTTAACTGGCTTTGTTGGTTTCTTAGTGGAAAGTTTCTTTTTTGTTTTACCCATATAAATTATTTCCTTATTTTAATAATTGAACTTCAATAATATCATTGGCTGCGGTTGATGCCTCAAGAACTATGGCAGCAGCAGTAGCTTGTACACCCACAGCACCTACTCCGGCAGCGGCAGAAATAACAAAACTCATTACTGGAAGGGCAGCACCTACTTTTAATTTAGCACCACCGCCAATAACTACTTCTTGTGATTGTCCAACAGCAGTAGATTCACTATAGGTTATCCCTAGAGGAAATTCACCGGCCCCACAAATCCCTATGGAGTCATTGTCGATTAGTTTAACAAAGACATTTGCTGGGATTGCAGCGTTTGAATAGTAAGTATATATGTTAGGTTTTGTAAAAGTTGCCATTTATATTCTCCTTAATTAAAAATTTCATTGTATTTACGAGCAAGGGCCGGCTTCTCTTTAAGGACGTGCACGATAGCTTCAGATAAAGTAAGTTTGCTATCATCCTTAACCTTTGCTTTTGCCAATTCAATTACCTCATCTTGAACGTCACCAACTTTTTCTTTACCGTCATCAGTGAAGTTAGTTGAATGAGGAGTTAGATTAGGCTTTTGCATATTTGCTACAAAAGATGCCATATCGTCTTTCATAAAGGCTTCTCTTTGGGCCTCACATACTAATCCACCAGAGAGTTTTTCATCGAACTCTTTCTTTTTTTCAATTGATTTATTTTTATCTACTAATTCGATGTTCTTTCTAATTTGGGATTCTAAGTCCTCTGATAATTTTTTAATCTTATCATCTGACTCTTTTGACTTTGATTCATATTCAGTAAGTTTCTTGGTTGTATCGGTCATTTGAGATTTCATTGTTTCCATCTCAGACATTAGTTTTGCTACATCTTGATTTTGAGGTAATGGCATATTTGTTTCTCCGAATATTAAAGGTGTTAATGATTTTACAAATGGTCTATTAGTTAAGGCAGCCCCGAAAAGAGTTGCTCCATAATCTACGCCTGTTTCGTTATTGGTATATGAAAATTGGAATTCTGCGCTCATGTAGCGGAATCTCTTGTCGCCCACCGCCTCTTTTCCTATCTCATTCCATTCAACGGTTCCCCATAGTTGATTGGTATCTACAATATATAATCTTTTAATCCAAGCATAAGCAGGGCCAGTAGAATCATGTCCTGCATCTATGGCAATATCAATTCCTCTGGCATTGTCATTAAAATTATTGACCATTTCTTGTAGGTCATTAACATCAACGGTTATATCCCCAATGGAATCTATATATCCGCCAGCATTTAAAATATGAACTTCCGTCTTAAGATGAATTTGACCGTTGTGTTGGTCATAAAACTCGTAAGTAATAGGAATTTTTCTAACATCAGACATATTGAAAGATTATCAGGATTAATAACAGTGTCAATTAGAATTAAATTACTCTGCCTAAGGAATCTCTCTTTCTGTTTTTCAATGAAGTCTTTTTTCTATTTGGGTCTTTGTGGGCATTAAGTAATTGGTCAGATTTGGTGACCCATCTTAAATTAGAAATATTATTATTTAATTTATTCCTATCTATATGGTCAACTTCCGGAAGATTATCAGGATTAGGAATAAAAGCTATGGCCATTAATCTATGCACATGATGTAAGCGACCACTTTTAGTAAATTTAGAATTGTATAATCCAATCTCTTTATAAGTACCGATAGTTTGTTTAAGGATTTTAGATTTATTTAACTTAGAACCTTTAGTCTTTTGCTTTCTTTCTAAAGATATTATATCTGCCTCTCCATCAGGGTTTAATCTTATGAGGTAATTAGGAAAATCTTTTATAGTTTTAAATTGCGTCATCATAAAAATATACTACATTAATGTACAACCAATTACTAATGGATTTTTAAAATTGTTTTTGTGATTGTGCTTTTTCTGACAATGAATCAAATTCCGGTAGGCCAGTTACTTCCTCTTCTACCTTTCTCCCTAATGGTAAATACGTGCTGCGACACCCGAAGTGTAAGGGGCAAACATAGAAAGAATATAACGGGTCATCTGCTGTAAATATTGCTCCATGCAATTCTGCGCATAAATCTGTCGTTCTATCATCATTTGGGTTCCAGAATTGAAATACTTGAACATCAGCTTCTTCAAAAACATCGTTCCTTGAATCATTAACAAGCCCTGCGGCCTGAACAAAAGCACTCTTACCACCTTCCAGAAACTCAATGAAATCATCTTGGGCAATATCCATGGCTTTTTTTAATTCTGTCTTAGTCAATAAATAATTATTTTCAACTGCTACATATGTGGCACCTTGCAAATCTAAAACAATTGATTCGGTATACATTTGTGCTTGGTGGATTATTCTTTTCTGTTGGTCAACTGGCAGACCTACCAAGGTCATCGGGTCAAATTCTATTCTATCGGCAAACTTTATAGTTACTTTTAAATCGGATATTACATCCTTATTTGAAGCATCAGTTATTTCAGCATGTGCCATCAACATATCAGATTCAAATTGCCCTAGTAATATATCGGAAGCAACTACTCCTTGAGATGCCAAATATTTTTCATCCGGCAAAAGGAAATCCCACCTCATCATTATTTGGTTGATTAAGTTCTCAGCTAATAGTGGAAGATGATAAGACATTACCGATACAAGTAATTCAGAGCCATCCTCCATTATCTTTTCATAACTCTTTGCCATTACTTTCTCTTAAGTTTTTCCCTAAACGATTGTAAAGCATTATCCATGAATGGCGTTTTAATCTCAGGCCTTTCTCTATTTGGCTCGTCTGATTTTTCTGGCAACCCATACCTAGTCCTTAAATATTTCTCTAATTCCATATCGGGAACGATATTTCCTGAATTTGTTAAATTAGTCATAATTTGGGAGAACTCTAGCCCATTTTCGTCCGTCACTCCACTTATATATAAATGTGGGAATTTTTTAGCATCTGGGAAGTTTAATCTTATCAGTTCTGGGATGATTACCTTATTAAATTCTGACTCAATTATGTCAACAATATATTCTAAACTAGTTTTAAAGAACATTGATAAATCGGATGATAAGGCTTGTGAGCCGCCAACATTTACCCCTAACTCTAGGAAGGATGCCATGAAACTTTTTGCCATTCTTAAGTCTTCGTTTTGAATTGCCACTTCTATTTTTTGTGGGTCATAGGAATTAAATTTAACATCAACATCGAAGCCTTCTGTCTTAACAATATAATTTGACTGGTGAGTACAGAAATCACTTAATGCTTTTTCTAATGCTACTCTTGATGTGGAATTCTCTGCACCTAGCGGAATAGTTCCAATGGGAATCCCTATGGCAAACTTTTCTATACCGATGGCATTTAATTTCTGATAAGTTTGTTTGCGGAAATAGCACCCATAACATGGACGCAATAAACTTATTCCTTGATAGTTTTGTCCCTCTTTATTTATCGTAAAAATAGATAATACTTCTTTTGGAATTGGACCGGTATGACCTAAATCACCGAATGCATATTGAGTAATACCTACAAATTCTTTATCTTTAAAATTCCATGTCTCAATTGTTTTAGGACTAATCCACCTAAGTTCTTTAAGGCCAATATAAGAAGGAAGGATTGTTCTTCCTTCGATTTCAATTGGCTCATTGTAAACCTTGTGAATCCTTTCCATGGCCGAATGGCCAAAGATAATCATATCCAATATTTCATTTTTCATTTGGGATTGGGTTTGCTCCATATCCCTGAAAACAATTTCCATAAACTTAGCGTGGTCTTCTGCCTCAGGAGAATCATCAAATGGTCTAAACTCAAATAGCCCAGACATAATAGGAAGTTTTACTGCCGAGACTAACATCTGAACCTGAGAATCTTTTCTTCTCATGGTGTCATAAACTCTAGCAGCTTCGGAATGTTTTAATTCTTCTAAATATTCTTCTGAGAAATATCCGGCATAAACTTCTGAACCTGATGTGCCTATACCTAGATTTATTTGAACAGGAGTTACTCCTGCCTTTGCTGCTTGGTTAACTAATGTTTCCATTGCAATATCTTGAGGAGGGTTTATCCCTAAACTATTCATTCCGTCATTAACTTCATTTGCCATATAGACCTCAGTAGTTTTGATTAGATTCTATTAGAACCGAGCCGCTTCTGTCGATATTAGAATAAGTTCCAGGAGTCGGAGGAAATAATTTAAATACTGCATAACCGAGTGAATCACTTGAATGCGTTAAGGTTTTATCTTTTGATTGGTCTAGCTTTCCAGATTTATTCCAAGAAGTTTTGGAAAGGCATCTAATTAGATGGCCACATTTATGGTCAATTAGGATTCTTTTATCTTGAAGCATTTTATTAACCATCATTACCCGGTCAAAAACGAATGGATTTTTAGAAGGCAATAAATTAAATCCCATGCTTCTTAAAATGGAATGATTGGAAGGGCCTACGGTTGAACGATTAGAACCTGTTGAATCTGAAATTATATTTATATTCGTTCCATAATGTTCTTTTAAAAGGAATCCAAATTTATAAGTATCTGCATTATCCGAGATTACAATTTCATTAAATATCATTATTTTTTTATTTATAATTTGAAAGATTATCGAACACATTGGAGATACGTTAAAATCTAAGGCCGCATAAATTTGAAACTCTGGCTGTTGTTCTACTTTGGCCACATTAAATTCTTTATTGAAGGAAAAATAAGCGGCCTCAGCTGACATATCCACAAATTCGGCCATACATTCTTGGTCGAATAATCTTTGAGGATAAGATTCCCTTAAACTTTCTACATAATCGGAAGATAAAAGAGGGTTGTCATAAGTTGTGGCCTTAATAACAAAAGAACTTTTATTAGGTTTTTCGATAAAGTTTTCATGGACAAAATTAAATCCCTTAGGAGTTGTTCCAGTTCTTATTTGTGAAGGATTAAGTCTTACCCGGCCTAAGGCCGTTCTAAAGGCCAGTTCATCG